TGGGGGCCTTACCTTATAAAATGGGTAGATGATACTAACTTGCTGAAACTTAGTTAGTATCGGGATATGGAGACTTGCAATCGTTACGATTACGGTCAAATATCTAAGTCCGAAATTACGGATGAAGGGTATTTGAAGGTGTGGTGTAAAGCTGCCCGTACTGGGACACAGTTGTACACCCGTGGTGACGGCAAACAATGCCGTGAGTACCGACCTGAAGACGAAGTATCGAAACCAGAGTCTCTAGCTTCCTTCGGCATGAAGGCAGTAACGATGGGTCATCCACCGGTTCTGCTGGACGCTGAAAACACAAAGGTGCATCAGATCGGACATGCAGGATCGCAGGTCCGATACAACGATGGATTTGTTGAAGTAGCTCTTCTTATTACTGATAAGAACGCTATCGAGCGCATCCAAAGAGGAGATGCACAGGAAGTCAGCAGCGGCTATCGCGTTGACTTTGATCCAACACCAGGTGTTACACCAGAAGGTGAAAGTTACGACGGCGTCCAAAGAAACATCCGCATTAACCATATTGCGGTCGTGAAAAAGGGACGTGCTGGTTCTGACGTTCGCCTAATCCTCGACTCATGTGATCGCAATGACGCGATTGCGTGGGACGAAAACCCGTCGAATTCGCCCGTTATTTCCATGGCACGAATCAACCTCGACGGCATGGATCTTGAACTCCCTGCAGAAACTGCTGGTGCGGTCCAGTCCTTCGCTAAGGAGGCTGCTCGTGCCAACGCTGACCTCCAGAGCAAGCTGGATTCTCAGGAAGAACAGATTCAAGCCGTAGTTACAGAGAACGAAGAAACTCTTGGTCGCCTTGATGCGGCTCTGGAGCGTATCGAAGAACTCGAAAAGCAAGTCACCGAAGCTGCTGAGGCAGCCGAGAAGCGTGATGACGCTGCAGAAATTAATGAGGCCGTAAATACACGCCTCGCAACTCTTAATAAGTTCGCTCCAATCCTTCCGGAGGAGTACAACTTCGATGGCGAAGACGAGCGAGCCATCATGGCCCTCGCCTACGAAAACGTCTTCGAAAAAGCTCCTCGTGAAGACGCCAACAACGACTACCTGCTGGGTGTCCTTGATGGGGTTCTTGCCGCTATGGAAGACGTCGAGGAGGACGAAGAGGAAATCAAGGCTGACGCCGAATTCCAACCTGAAGCTGACGGATCCAACGTCGCTGAAGTCCGCGCTGCAATCGCTGCCGTCAATGGCACTGAAAAGCTCGACTCCGGTGATGCATACCGCGAGCAACTGCTCAACGGTTGGAAGTCAGATCTCACTGCTCACGTTTGATAGGAGCTAGAACTAATGGCTGTTACTTTCACTGATACGAACGTATCGAACCCCGCTGGAGCACAGGGTGCATATCCCCTGTCTCTGACCAATGGTCATGAGGGTTTGATCGCTGACCTGCAGGCTTATGTCTCCCGGTCTTATACAAATGAGTCCAGCGCCGTAATTCCTTACGGTCACGCTGTGATCATCGATGGCTCTGCAACTTCCGGCCTGGGCGCAAAGCTCCCTGCTGGTGCATCTGCCACTGATGTCCTCGGTATTGCCGTGGATAGCAACGTTTTTGAGAACGCTGCTCAGTCCACCTATACCTCAACCCCATCTAACAAGACTGCAGACGGTCGTGTTGGATACCCCGAAAAGCAGATGGTTAACGTCATCAGCAAGGGAGTGGTCTTTGTGTACACCACCGACGCTGTCGCACTGGGTGATGCAGTTCGCATCTACCACACCGACTCTGCGTCAGCTGCAAGCAATGGTGGATATGCCGGACGCTTCGCGAAAGATGCAGAAGCAGGGAAATCCTTCCTCGTAACTGCTGGTGCTCGTTGGCTGAGTGCTGCTTCCGCAGGTTCAATCGCGCTGCTAGAGATTGACATCCCGACTCTCACTGTTACCGCCGATACTTGATAGGAGGCACCCCTAATGTCTGACATTCGCAATGACGATGTGGGCCTATTTTTGGCCCGCGAGCTGGAACAGGTGTTGGCAAGAACTTTTGAAGTTCAGTATGCCGATATCAAATATTCCTCCGTACTTCCAATTAGTACAGAAATCGGTCAGGGAGCTGATAGCTTCACGTACCGCATTTTTGATGCTCAAGGAAGCATGAAGCTGATCCAGGATAAAGCCTCGGATCTGCCCCGCGCTGACGTGCTGCGTAAGGAAGTCACCCATCAGGTTCGTAGCCTGGGTGCTTCTTTTGCATATTCAATTCAGGAAACCCGCGCTGCCGCTCTGGTTCCCGGAATGAACCTTGAGCAACGTCGTGCAAACGCTGTGCGCCGTGCTTATGAAGAGAAAGTCCAAGACGTCGCTTACTTCGGTGAAGCTGCTGTCGGAATGGACGGTTTCTTCAATAACGCGAACGTAGATAAAACAGTACCCGATAAGTGGTTCGATACGGCCACCACAGATGAGATGCTGGAGCTTCTGAATGAAGCCCCTACTAGCATCGTTCAGGGTTCCAATATGAAGGAATCCCCCAATACATTGCTGGTTCCGTACGACGTTTTCAGGATTATATCGACTACTCCACGCAGTAGTACTTCCGATACTACAGTCCTTGAATTCTTCCTTCGGACTAACCCCTTCATCCGCTCCGTTGAGCCTATCAATGAGCTGGAAGCTGGTAAATCTGAACTGAGCAAGGACCGCATTATCTGCTACGACCGCTCCCCTGAGAAGCTCCAGCTGCACATTCCACGCACCCTGGAATTCCTTCCCCCGGTTCGTAACAACCTGGAATTCACCGTAGCCGCACACGCTCGTGTTGGCGGTGTGTCCCTGTACTACCCCAAGAGCGTTCTCTATCTCGAGAAGGCCTGATAACTAACACACATAGCCTGAAAAAATGATCATCACCTACACCCCACAACTGGAAAACCCACCAAGGGATAAGGAGGTCACGCTCGGCTTCTCGATTATCGGGGAGCGAGCTGGCGTCACTAAGCGTGTCCAACTCAAGTCAGGCGTCAACCGTGACGTTCCTGCCTCTGATTGGGAGAAGATCAAGGCGATGCCTCTTGTAGGCGAACTCCTTGCAATCGGTGCGCTGTCAGTTCAGGAAGACGTAGAGGTTGTCTCGACACCTGAAGGTCAGGCGTCAGGCGGTCTTGAGACTATGCCTGTCAAAGAGGCCCTTAACGCCATCTACGGCACATTCGACTTGGACCTGCTCAAGGAGTGGGACTACGCCGAGCGTCGTGTACGGATTAAGAACGCCATTGCCAAGCGAGTTAAAGCGATTACTGAAGGGGAAGGCTGATGACTGTTTCCGCCACCACGTTTCTAACTAGGTTTCCTGAATTTGGGAACATAGAGATTGGCGTGGTGACGGCCACAGTGGCGGAGGCAAATCGTCAATGTGATGTTGATGTATGGGGTGAGCTACATGATGATGGAGTTAATTACTTAACTGCACACATGCTCGCCCTTCGTACACAAGCAATTGGGCAGCAAGTAGGAGCCGTCTCTGGTGGAAACACTGGTGACGGCTTTAAAGCAACTAATTACGGGTACATATATCAACTGATGCAATCAAGCTTAGAAGTCGCCACTGGATTTACGTTCTGATGGGAGCATACGCACCTTTCGACAACGCATCCATTAACTTCGATGTTTATAGCTCGTTCACACTGGATGCCAACACAGGAAACCATGTCCCGGTGACTGTCACCGAGGCATATATTGCCAATATTCAACTACAAGCAAATAAATCTGATTCTAAGCCTGGTATTGATGAGAATGAGATGGCCTGTAAAGGTCGCCTTTTATCACCAACACAATTCAGTGACAAGGTAAAGGTTGGAAGCATTGCCACATGCACGGTTAACGGCATTGAAGGCACTCTGCGTCTTACAGATTTAGGAAGCAACACACTCACATTCGCCAGGAGTACTCTTTTTCAAGAGTTTATTGGCGTTTTTGAGCAGAATGGCAAAGCAGGTTAACTATGGCGACTCCAAAAAAGCTAGATACGTCTGCCCTTGATAAAGCTATTGCCAAAGCCACAGAAGGCTTGGTTAACCGTTTATCGGCTGAATACACAAAAGAAATATCTTCTGCTAAGTGGGATTGGACAGACGGCTCACGAAGAGATATTGTTGACACCGGAAGGCTTCGCGCAAGCCAGACTGTTAGGCAAGTTTCTGATAGTAAGTACGAATTTTCATGGCCTGTTGAATACGCCACACAGGTGCATGAAGGCGCAAAACTAAAAGGAGGTGGAGAGTGGCCTGCGAGGCCATGGACCCGTACAGCTTTGGAAAATGTAGATTCTAAGAAGTACTTTGAGACTATACTTAGGAGAGAGTTAAGTGGCTAGCGCATATCAAGTACGTTCGTTAGTTAACTCAGCTATTGGATCTCATCTAGGAAATTACAATCTCCCAGACGGATCTACGTCCCCCGCCCTATGGGTAAGGGGTCAACAGCAAGTTCCCAAAGATTGGACAATCACCGGCATCGAATGTGTCATTGATGAAGTCCCTGAAATGGTGAACCAGCCCACCTTGTCTCAAGCTGTATTTCTGTCAACACGTTGGCCGATTTATCTAACCAGTTATGACACGGCTAAAACATTAGCCGAGGTGCGCGAGCTTCTCTTTCAGTGGTTCCCGGATATCCAGGATCCTGTGCATGTAGCTCAGACTGACATCTCCTTTGAAACACTGAAAGTGTTTATCCCCGATTACTCAATTCAACCCGAGAGAAGCTAATGGCTAATCTTCCTGGTGGTGCTTTTGCTAAAGGGCGGGACCGCATCGTGCGTATCGCTGACCCTGGTGGCACCCGTAAATTTTGCACCGTTACTGCCGGTGCTATCACAATGCCTTCAGGGCTTACATACAACTTCCTGAAAGGCGCAACACAAGCTGAATTCACACCAGCGCCTAATTCACAGGAATTCTTCCTGCTTGGCGACAACGGCTGGAGGGATTCTGTTGGTGTAACACAGGCTGGCGAGATGTCCTGCTCTGCGTTCTTCATCAACAGTCTGGATAGCTCCAATGAACCAGAAGCGGCAATTGATGATGCCCTTCAGTTGGTTCTGAATGCTGAGTCTGATCCTGACGTCGAGGTCTGGGTGGAGATGTTCACCTTCCTGGGTGAAGACGCTTCGAGCAACTACAAGTACCACGCTCGTGCCTTCCAAAGTTCCATCGTGAACGTGTCTGAGGCTGCACCTTCTGACGGCTTGATTGAGTACTCCTGGACCTTCCAGTCCCGAGGTGAAGTCTGGTCCGGCATCTTCGACAGCGGCTCAGCTCCCCTTAGCGTCTACTGATGACTGAGTACGATCTGCTGGTCTCTGAAGACAAGCGGTCATAC